TGGACGATGGAGAGCATTAGAGGGAGGTTTCGTTCTCGCGCGTATTCTTTCGCGCGCCGGAGGAGGAGGAATGCGGCACGACTCGCACGGTATGCCGGCGATACGTAGAAGACAAGATCGCCAAGAAATGATTCAGTAGAGAACCACCACGGGCCCTCGCGAAGCGCAATAAGGCCGCATAGCGTGCCATCGTCGTCATGAACCACGAACTTAGTGCAGGGAGATAGGGCGTTGGCGATTCGCGCTCGGTTAGGTTTGCCAAATGGATGTTCCTTCGCTTCGTCGTACATGTCCATCAGTAGGTCGATGATGGGTAGAATGTCGCTGGGCTTAGCCTCTGATACCTGCATAGGAGTTGAGAAGTTTCTTTACGTTTACTGGTTTTGGTTGTTCTTTGGAGCCGTACGCTTGCTGACGGATGCGCTCTCGAATCTTATCGAGGGCTCGTGCGCCCGCCTCATTATTGCCCCCGCCGAGGGCCGCCACGGTAGGCGCGTCAATTACGTACTCGCCGTGGGATAGGAGGGCGGGAACCTTGTCGTCCTGTCCACCGGAGGGGCCTAGAACGGGGCCACCGTCCCAGTATTCATTGCCACTATGGTCGCCGGCGTAGCCTGCGTCCGGGGCACCCTGGGAGGGGTCTGGATTACCGCCAGCATTAGGGTCTCCGCCACCGAAGTCGGCGAATCCACTGTAATCTCGATTGGCGCCATTATTAGTGGCGAGGTTGTCCGCCCGGGCGTCCAGGACAGCGCCGAGTTGGCCAACGGTGGCAAGGTCGTTGATTGCACCGAAGTAATCCTGGGAGGGACTGCCGGTGGACTGTCCGAGAGGGGAACCTAGGAGTTGGTCGTAGGTGGGATTGTTGATGGTTGGTGGGGAAGTGGGGGATAGACCGAGGGCGGCGAGGAGACCGAGTTGCTGCGGATTCTTCCCTTGGGACATGGAGTAACCAAGGGCGCCTAGAGTGGTAAGTGGCCCCAGGCCCATGGAGAGGAGATTGCCTCCGTAGGAGAGAGCGGTACCCAGGGGAGAGGAAGTGGTGCGCCCAGGGTCCATTGAATCGGGGGTGTCCCGACCACCATGGTCGGCGGCTTCCGTACGTCCGCGATTGTAGGCGTCAATATAGGGATTATCGTCGGAATACTCGTTACGAGTGTCCTGAACGGTAGCCGAGGTGTTGCTGACTATGTCGGGAGCGCTAACGCCTTCCGCAAAGAAGGTGTGTTCCGGGCCGTAGCCGTACTGGTAGTAGTCGCCCAGATAGGGCAGGAAGGAACGGTCGGCCATCTCAATATTCCTGGACTGTAAGCATACCAGCTTTCTTAAGGTCGATCAAGAGCTTGGCAAGGGTCTGGGTGGTGGCGGAAAGGTTGGGGGATGTGACGTTGATGCTGACGGATACGGGAATGGCGGAGACGCCGACGGCGATGTAGTCGGTGCCCAGGCGCAGGGGGCTGGCGAACTCCTGGGAGATGACGCGGACCAGTTCATTCCAGGCGCGGGCTACGTCAGGGGGAAGGGTCGCGGGGGCCTGGGGGAGTGGAGCGGGGCGCCGCATCAGTGTTCGCCATCAGGCATGAGACGCATC